TTATTCAATTGATTCTAGCGATTTACGTGATATTTATAATCAGTTGCTTAGTATTCGAGAAAAGACATACTCGTTACAGGGCAATGAAAAGATAAGAGTTACTGTTGATGCAATTTTGAATTCGAACATCTTTAAGATGTTCATTAAAACTGCAGGAGGTTGAGTATGTCATCTGATGATCACCGTGATAGGTCTGGGAATTCTGTTAACACAGACGGTTGGAATGAATACTCGAGGTTAGTTTTAAAAGAGTTAGAAACTTTAGGGCACGGAATTGAAAGTCTTAGAAATGACTTACAAGGTGTTCGAGGTGACATTTCAAAAATACAAGTTCGTTTAGATACAGTTGATGAGCTTAAGACATGGAAGAAAAATATCGAAGAAGTTACATCCGTGACACAGCTAAAAGATCTTGTAAAGTCAGTTGAAGATTTAAAATCTTTCAAGATAAAAGCCGTTACAATTTTTACAGTGGTGCAATTTCTAATGGCTGGAAGTGGTTTACTGATAAAATTCATGGCTTAATCGTGTTTTTAAAATCTAAGCTCCTATTTAGGAAAAGGAGTTTTTAGATGGCAAACTTTAACGATACATTAAATCCGACACCCTTTGGATTTTTTGATAGCGATGCAGACTTTCAGTCTGAAGCTGATGCTATGGTCACGTTCGTTAAGCGAAAACTAGGTGACGATATTCTCAGCGTTGAATTAACAAAGAAGCAAATCTGGGCATGCTTTGAAGAGGCGTTCTGTACATACGGCGCCATTATCAATCAATACCAGGCAAAGTCTCAGATGGCGAGTCTTATGGGATTTGCCACTGGAACTCTCACAGGAGCGGAACAGCGTCTCCCAAGAGAAAATTTTGAATTTGCTTTGAGACGAGCAGAGCCTTACTCTATGGAGGCAGGACTTGGCGGTGCTTATCGAACAATGAGCGGCTCGATATCACTTGAAGCCGGAAAGCAAGATTATGACATCTATGAAGAGCTTAAAGATATGAATGGAGATTTAATCGTCTCTAGCTCTTTTAACTCGCCAACTAAAAAATTAAAAATCCAAGAAGTATTTCACTTTAATCCATCTTCTGCATATAGATTCTTTGATACAACATCGGCTGTTAACTACCTTAACAACGAGTTTAATTTTGAATCATTTACGCCCGAGACTGTCTTTTATGTTTTGCCTGTCTTCGAAGATGTTCTTAGAGGCGGAATGTTAAGCATGTCACAGCGGGTTCGTCGATCAAACTTCTCGTATAGGGTGACAGGCACAAAAATAAGAATATTCCCAACACCCATAGAAGCAAACACAACGCCAAGAAGGCTCTGGATTCGAGTCGCATTTGCCCCTGATCCCCTAGATCCTCCTTTTAAGGATGACTCTATTTACGGCGTCAACAATCTTTCAAATGTGCCTTTTGGAAATCTTCTTTTCAATAGAATTAATTCTATTGGTAGACAATGGACACGTCAGTACACATTGGCACTTTGCAAAGAAGTGCTAGGATTAATTAGATCTAAGTTTGGAAATGTCCCAATCCCTGGCGGTGAAGTTCAGCTCAATGGATCTGACCTGCTGAGCCAGGGACGTGAAGAGCAGAAAGACCTGAAGACAGAGCTCAAAGAAATGCTAGAGTCGCTTACTTATGCCAAAATCTTGGAGACAGAAGTTTCTGCTGCGGACAACTTAAATAAGCTTCTTAGATATGTTCCGATTCCCAACGGTAAAGCAATCATAGTAGGGTGAATCATGGCAAGACTGTTTATCACTCCTAGAGAAATTGATTTTATCTCTGATATTACTAAGGAGCTCATCAAGGACGTCGCGGGTCAAAAAATATACTATTTTAGAATTCGGGAAGACCTTAGCGACGTTCACGATGTCTATGAAGAATCTAGAGATAAAGTTTTTGATCCACCTATTGAATTGGAATCACTTGTCGAGTGGAATCCAAATGAAGTAAGAACGAATAGGTTTGGAAGCGAAGAGTATCTTTCAATTGTCGCACACATACATGTTAGAGATGTTATTGATAGGAATATTACAGTTAGAGAAGGTGACTACTTTAGTTACGATTCTGTCTATTTCGAAATTACTTCTATCATAGTAGAAAAGCTTATTTTTGGCCAAGTAGAGCACATTTCAGGCTATAAAGTCACTGGAAAGCAAGTTAGAACAGGACAGATTAATGTTCGTCCTTCTGGTCCTCTCTCAGAAAATGTCGATGAGGCAGATGCAGTGCAGGAAGTCTTTGTACAGCAGAGAGGCAACGAGACAAATGAGCTTGGTGAGACAGGAGATAAGCGCGCGCTCATCGACCAAGGAAAACTTGACGCTGCAAAACCACAAAAAGTTGAAAAAGATGGAATTACATCGTCTTTTTATGGAGATGAGTAATAATGTCAATTAGACAGACACAATTCCCCCCGGGCGTCAAGAGAGAGCCTACAGGATATGAAGGCCCAGATATACCCACGGACTTTGTGGTTCCTTCATGCACGCTGGAAGATGCAGATAGATCTGTATTCGATCTCTTTAATGAGCAATTGCCGCTGCAGTATGTTTTTAATGGAGAACCTAAGCGAATTCCAGTTATTTTTGCGACAGGTGAAAGATTTGCAGTTCTCAACAGGAAAGAACCGCTTAGAGACAAGAATAAAACGCTTATTTTGCCCCTAATTTCAATAATGAGGACAGGCTTAAATCAACATCCTGATAATGGTCACGGTCCTGGACAAATGCATCCCAGTAAGCTTAAGATAAGAATTTCTCCTGAGAGTGACACTTACAAACGTCTTTTAAACAAAATAGGTCTTCAAAATCAGGACAACATTGCAAGTACTTCTCATCGAGAGGAAGAATCAGACGTTGGTGTTCTTCCAGGGACAGTGGGTTCGCGTCGAAAACATGTTTCGCCGTCTCTTGAAGTACTAGAGGGAAAACTCTTAAAGCCTGATCTTGCAGATAACATCTACGAAATTATAACAATGCCTCCTGTCAAGTACTACCAGGCCACTTACAATATTACGATCTGGTCTCAGTTTACAAAGCAGATGAATGAAATTCTATCTGTCATTATGAGCACATATCAAAATAACTACGGCAGGACATTTCGTCTAGAGACTAAAAAAGGTTATTGGTTTGTAGGTTACGTCGGCACTGATTTCTCTACAGGAGAAAATTTTGATGATTTTACAGACTCAGAGCGTATTGTCAAGCAATCATTTGATATTAAAGTAAATGCTTATCTCATTATGCCTGATTATCCCGGTAGTCCCAATGGGCTTCGCAGAAGTATTTCTGCACCAAATATTGAGTTTAAAGCAGCTGGAATTACAGAGCAACTAGTTGAAAACTTAAATGCAAATGTTCCTAGTTCATCTCCTAGTGCTTATATTCTGGATGAAATGTCTACTAAGGGTGATGGTCTTCCCGGTCAGGCAATTGGTGTCAATAATTCCTCATCAAATCTGACTAGAATTGGTGAAAGTGAACCACATAGTAGCATCATTGCAGACGCCAACAACTCGCGTGAAATTTCTGTAATCGGTGGACATTCTGGCGCTGAAAACGATATTATCTTTTACAAGTATGAGGTCGATCCTTTTACCGGCAAGAGGAAGAAAATAGCGGTTAGGGCACGAAAAATTAGAACCGGGTTTGAAAATTCACAGAATCGGCAGGGAGAATCAGTTTATCGCGAAGGAATTATTATAGACTTGGGCGATGTTTAAATTCATTAATTCCTCAATCGCAATAAATAGAATTTTTCAATTTTACGCGATACTTATCTTAGTAAATCTACACTTAACATTTTGAGTCCAAGGAGATAATATCAATGGCTGAGCAAACTTTCAGATCACCTGGATTTTTTGAACAGGAAGTTGATCTTTCAGCTAGAAGTGCTGTTGCTACAGGTACGCCTGGTGGCATTATTGGCACAGCAGAGAAAGGTCCTGCATTTGTGCCTGTGACGGTTGGTAATTTAATTGATTTTGAGAATAAATTCGGATCTCTCAGCATTGATAGATTTGGACCATATGCCGTTAGAGAGTTTCTTAAGAGCAAAAATGCCCTTACATACGTGAGAGTGCTCGGAGCAGGATCAAATGAGACAGCTTCGCAGCGTCTCGAGACACAGCTAGGCGGCTTTACTAAGAACGCAGGTTTTAAACTAGAGGGTGCTGCTGTAAGCACACCTGAGTCTGCTGGGGTGGGAATTGGTAGCGTCGACATGGGCGCTGTTCAATTTATCGTTGCAAGACATTCAGTCAATACCTTTGAGTCGGCAGGATTCCCAATATTCTCAGACAATGAATCATATGACTTATCTGGCGAAGAGAGAGTCAATCTTGTGAGAGCTGTTCTCTTTACAACAACAGGTTCTCATTTTGAGGTCATGAATTTTGATGAGACTTTTTCCAATTTTAGATCTGCTAGACACTCATTTGGAAAAATTGACTCCAATAATAACTTTAGACTAGTACTTTCATCGACCGCTGGAGCAGCTTTCTCGAATGACGAGGGATCACCAGGTGTCAAGATCTTTACAGCATCTCTTGATCCTTCAAGCACATCTTATTTGAGCAAAGTTCTCAATACAGACCCAGATAGATTCCAGGAAGAGCAGCATCTTCTCTATCTAGACTTTCCTGTAGAATCTGAGCTTGTTTCAATCGCACCCAACGACGGCGGCACAGGATTTGTAGGTGTTGTTTCAGGAACTGCATCAACAACAAACTCAGGATATCTTACAGGTGAGAGCTTAGGCAAACTTTTTGGTCGATTTGATTCGAGATTTACAACGCCTAAGACACCATCATTTATTTCTCAGCCATATGGCGCTGTCGAATATGATCTCTTTAGTTTTGAGACTATCAGTGATGGTGAGTGGGGTAACTCTCAATTCAAGATCTCAATTGCCAACATCAGAAAGTCAAATGATCCTCTCAATCCCTTTGGCACATTTGATGTTCAGCTTAGAAACTTTAATGACTCTGACTTAATGCCTGAGATCCTAGAGTACTATCCTGATTGTAATTTGAATCCAAGCAGCCCCAACTACATTGCCAAGAAAATTGGTGACAAAAAGGTTTCTTACAACTTTGATGCAGTTGATGAGTCTGAGCGTCGTCTAGTTATTTCTGGAAAGTATGCAAATGTTTCGACTCGCATTCGCATTGTCATGAATGACAGCGTTGAGACAAGAAACGTTCCTAGCGATGCAGTTCCCTTTGGTTTTAGAGGCGTTCCTGCAATCAAGACGAACAATGCGCTTACAGATAGAGACGCATCGATCTATGATAGAAATGGAAGACTTCTAAGCACTGCCGACTCACTTCGCATGAGTGCATATATCGAGAATGATGATAATGAAGACTTGGATGG